GGCCGCCCAGTCTTTTGCATAAATAAAGATAAAGGATTATAATCTTGGAGCGGGAAATTCAGTTAAGCGTTTATGGAATTTCGCACTGTTTCCCGCTCCGTTGATGTCTGAAGCAACCCTAGCAAAAAACTATATAAAAAGCAAGGCATAAAGTTCGAAAACTTCACACGGATTTAATGTTTGGTGCGCAATCTATTTTGGAAAGCCATTCCTCAGCGACTCATTTTTGAGGAGCCGCTTTTCTAATTGTGAAATAAAACAAATTAAAGGTTTTTTCAAGGGTAAACGCTGGAGGGATTCTCTATAATAGAGTATCGTAAATTTACTTTTCACCCAGCAAGATGAGTAGATTCAAAAGGCGCAACAACGAGCTATAAGTCTCTTGCTGGGATTTTCGTTGTTGTGTCCTTTGAGTTTATTTGTCCAGCAAGAGCATGAAAGAATCATTTTACCTAAAGCACGATTATAACTCACGCAATGATGAGAAAGTTTTACGATTGCGTGCTAAATATTCAAATGGCACTGGATATGCTATTTATTGGATGCTTTTGGAAAAGTTGGCAGAGTCTTCGGAGGGCCGTTTAAAGTTAGTTGATATAGATGTGTTGGCCTTTGAACTCCAAATGGAATCCAAATGGATTGCGGACGTAATCCAATCGTATAATTTGTTCGAGAAAGATGATGTATTTTTTTGGTCAAATCGCCTCTTGTCAGATATAAATGATCGGAATGAAAAAAGTAAAAAGGCAGTACTTGCTAATAAAATTAGATGGGATAAAGAAAGGAAAGAAGCCAATAAAAATCCAAATGGAATCCAAATGGATTCTGAAATGGAATCCAAGGATAGGAGAGGAGAGGAGAGAAAGGATAAAGAAAGTAAAAAAGAAAATTTCAAAATTCCAGAGGTGAAAGAAATTCAGGAATATCTGGAAGAAATAAAATGCACTTCCTTTTCAGCTCAGAAGTTTTTTGATTACTACCAAGCCCAAGGATGGAAACTCTCTAACGGAATTAAAATGAAAGACTGGAAAGCCTCTGTAAGAACTTGGCGTGGGAGAGAACAAAAGCAAGATTCCGCTTTTTCTGGTATTCGCCAACTATGAACAATTCCGCCCAAGAATTTATTTGTCGGCTTATCAGTTTCGGAGAAGTAGACTCTGATGTTGGGTATTTCCTCGATAAGATTACAGAAGACGATTTCATGACGCCTGACCAAAAAATAATTTTCCGCGGCATAAAATCTGTTTTTCGGCGTGGAGAACAAATCAATCTCTGGACGGTAACTCAAGAACTCAGGAAAGATGTACCACAAGATAAGCCAGAGCCGCATAGTGTGGTTGTACTTAGAGATATGCAGGAAGATGCACATTGGCCTGTTTTACGAGATTCAGCACGAAGGTTGCGGGAAGAATCCGTAAAATTAAAACTTATGCGCATGGGGGCAGAAATGGCGAAAGACCCGAATATTATCGTGAAGCTCTCTCACTACCAGAAAAAAATTGAGGAACTTTCTCAGGAGCAAGTAAAAACCGGATCGGCTGAATTATTACTGCAAGCTCTAAAAAATAGGGAATCGCCGAATGGATTTCAGACGAAATTTCAAAAGCTCGACCAGTTCACGAAGGGAATGAAGCGTGGGCATTTTTGGGTTCTCGGTGGATATTCCAATACGGGAAAGACCCGGTTTGCTTTGCAACTTTGCGACCAGGCACAGCTTCAAAAAGCAAAAGTATGTTTTCTGTCTCTGGAAATGCGCGGTGATGATCTCATGGAGATATATTTAAAAATCAAAATAAATCGCGGTATGAAAGAAGAAAAAGCAGCAAATGAGATTGTTACGAATGAAATGCAAGTCCCAACACACCTGATTCGCTTGGAGCAAATCGTGCGGTATATTTCTGAGAATGACTTCGATTGTGTGTTTATAGATTACTTACAGCTCATCATTACTTCTGATAAATCGGAGTATGAACGCATGTCGAATGTCGCTACTACCCTTGCGTTGCTATCAAAATCAAAGAACGTATTTATTTGCGCTTTGAGTCAGGTTTCGGAGGAATACAAGAAAAACGAGAATTTCCGCACTCTAGGATTTAAGGGGAGCGGAGCAATCGGAAGTGCCGCCGATGTCGGAATAGTTCTGCATCGAGAATTTGAAGCCGAAGGGGATTTTGAGGAAGTGCCTTTTAAGATCATTTTGCGGAAAAATCGCTTCGGGCAAACGGGAATGTTTACGCATAAGTTTAATACGAAAACCGCTCATATTAGCTATGATCCATATATCTGAAATCTTAAATTATCGGCTCATAGATTATTATATCGCCTACTTCAAATTTGAAGCTCAGGACATTTTATCTCGGAAATCATGAAGAAGTCTTTAGCTAAAAAAATCGTAATTTTAGTAGAAACAAATACTGGTGATGTTCACCAAGTTATATTGCAAAATTCAGAAGAAAATATGGTGGTTGATCTTCTTAGCCAGCTTCATGGAGGGAAAATAAAATGTTTTGAGACAAAATTTCCAGAAATAACCATTGGGCCTCAAAAATCATGACCAAGAAACAAATCTGTACCCTCTTCGGCCATAAGTACAAAGAAAACGATTTAAAGTGCCTCAGGTGTAAAAAAATATAACGGAATGAACTGCGCATCATAAAAAATAAAAACGCCTCGCAAATCGAAGATAAACACCATTTTTGACCATTCCATGAAGAAACATACGACCATCTACCTTCGGCATTTTGGATACGCTGCCCATGAGGATACCTGGATTTGCTGTGAAATGTGTGGCAATAAAGCTGTAGATATTCATCACATCGACCCAAGAAGGATGGGGTCGAGTAAGACGAAAGATTACATTGAAAACTTGGTGGCACTCTGTCGCCGCTGCCATGAAGCTTGTGAATCCCACCGCATTAGTCCGAAGTACGCCAAGCAGATCCATCTTCTTTTCCTGAAAAAGCATGACGCCCGAAAGTGAGGTATTGAACAACTGTATAAGGTTCTTGAAAATGCACCGCAAGGTGGCATGGTGTGAACGGATGAATACCGGAGCATTTAAAAGTACCTATCATGATGACGAGGGGGCTCCGCATTACGGATTCACACGGTATGGCTTCAAGGGCTGTTCGGATATTATCGGCCAACTCAAAGACGGGAAGTTCCTCGCAGTAGAAGTTAAGAAACTGGATAAGAAACCAGCCGTAGAACGTCTTACACCAGATCAAAAAGCATTTCTAGAAAAGGTAGATAGGTACGGAGGGTTGGCTTGTGTGGTGGACAATTTGAATGATTTGGAATGGTTTTTAGAGAAGGACAATATTCTATGATACCACAAGAACTTAAGGAAAAGGCTTTTGAGCTTATTCATACCTGGAAAACCAGTGGGCGAATTAAGAATAAGAATCTTCGGGATCTTCACTTAGCCATGAGCCCAGGAATAAACAACGATTATTTGGATACGGTCGCCAGAAATTCAAAGTTTACCGATGTGGTCAAAGAGATCAAAGAATACTTTCGTGAAATGAAACATCTGTGCTGATTTGGCAAGAGAGAAGGTGTTGACAATATTTAATTCATTTGATACACTTAGAACATGAAAAGACGGACAATATATGATCTCACGGCAGAAGACAGAGAAGCTATCAAGTTATGGATGCAGAGAAAGAAATCATATCGGGAAATGGGAGAGATTTTAGGAATTGCGCATGAATCGGTACGAATTCATTTAGCAGGGTTTTTACGGCAAATGTACGAGGAAGGAGATTTAAAATTTGGTATCTATCCCTTGACCTCACGTAATGATTAAGAATATCATTACTGTCGGGGCATTTACTGATAAAGCAGGAGCATGCTTAAATATACCAAATTCTTTAGAAAACTTAAGCATGCCGAAACTTCCTGATTCTTTTTCAAAAACAATTGCTTATTTATACCCTTCTACAGAGCATGCCCAAGAACATTCTCCTTATGGAGGCACTGCTTTTATAATAGGAAAGCCTTACTTTTATACTCTGGAAAATGGTGGAGAGGTTCATACTGCGCACATACTTTTTCTGGTTTCTAATCGCCACGTAGTTAAAAAACAAGGACATGCTACCGCTCGGGTAAACCGTTTAGGTGGTGGTATAGAGCCTATTCCTTATGAACATACAGATTGGGTTGTACACCCTGAAGGAGATGATTTGGCAATAATTCCCCTTAAAAAAACTAGCATTGATTGTGATACGTCTTATATTCAGCAAGAGGATTTCATTACAAAAGAAAAAGTAGTGGAATACGAGCTTGGCCTTGGAGAAGAAATTTTTATGATCGGAAGATTCATGGCGTATCAAGGAAGGGAAAAGAATGAACCTGCTGCCCGTTTCGGGACGATAAGCATGATGCCTGTACCAATTTGGAATGAAGATATTGGAAAAGATCAAGAAAGTTTTGTTGTAGAGATGAAATCAAAAGAGGGATTTTCTGGCTCTCCTGTTATGGTTTATAGGACTCTTGCTACAAATTTGGCCTATTTAAAAGAGGAAACTCCTAAAACATTTTATGGGCTTTTAGGAGTTAACTGGGGATTTCTTTGTAATGAAGATTGGCAAAACACATTTTTTAACGGCGTAGTGCCAGCTTGGAAAATCTTAGATTTACTTGAAGTTCCTAAAGTGAAAACTTGCTTTGAGGAATCTGTCGAATCTTGGCTTGAAGAATTCAGGAAAACGCGTGATGGATTTTCCAATGTGAAACGAGTATAGTATTCTTATGAATGACCGAAAACGTTTCTACGATCTTTTGAATGGAGCTATTGAAGCACCCGCGCCATCAAAACCTCAAATAAAGGAACGGACGAAGACCGCAAGTTATAACGGAAAGCAAACTCGTCCAAATAAGCCTGCAAGTACTTCGGGGAAACGGAATGATAAGTCCCGTGAATAGACCGTTTTAGCTGACTCCAAAAGCCTTCGATTGTATTGGTATGCACGTTTCCACGTACATACTCTTTTCTGCCGTGGTCTACTCTCTGATGCCGGAACCCATATCTTTCACATGGATTATAAATTCTGTATTCGTCAGTCATTAAGTTCGTTCCTATTTTTATACTGGCTTTCATTATCGGCATGACTGTAGAAGATTTAACATTCTTAACTGCTTTGGCGATCACTTGAGCTTTTCTCTGCACCATGCCAAAGACGGGCGTTTTGTTCTCCGCTCCGCGCCCCCTCTTGTTGTGTCCTCCTTTTCCACCGATATACGTTTCATCAGCTTCTACAGTATCTTCTAAAAACGATCTACCCTGCTCCATCACTTTTCTCAACTGGTGATGAATTCTATACGCGCATTTGTAGGTGACTCCGATAGTTCGGGAAAGCTCCAAAGCAGAAATACCGTTCTTGGCTTGAGAAAGCCAGTACATCGCCTCAAACCAAGTCGTGAGCGGCGTAGGACTCTTATGAAAGATTGTATTAGCAGTCGGCGAAAGCTGATACGCGCACCAAGAGCAGGAATAGACCTTGCGAGTTTTGATCCGATAAAAACCCTTCTTCCCGCACTTGGGGCAGGTATGTTCTTTCCCGAATTTCTTTTGAAAGATATAATCCAAACAGACATCATCGTTTGGAAACTCATTTCTGAAACTTTTTATTGTGTACTTCATAGAGAAAAGGTAATTACAGCCTCACTCTATCAAACCTATTACGTGATGTCAAGGGATAATTACCTAAAATTTAAAGCGAATTCGTGAAAGACCTTTATCTGAAATAATTTATGAATCTTCAACAACTATTTCAACGAAAGGATCATAGGCGAGATGGGGAAATTGATTATCAAGTCCCCTTTGCAGAAGTTACTAGAACAGGGGCTTTGGATATGCAGGTCTGTGTACCTGAAACTTGGACTGATGAAGAGGTAAGAAGATTCGCAGAACAAAAAAATCCAAGCGGCACCGCAAATGGATGGTTTATAAGAACTGATTCAGAAATGCTCTTAGGAAAACCGTCTAGGAATCCTTGTGCAGAAAGAGCGCATTTTGTTCATATTACTCTTGACGCGTGAAAATCACTCTTGAAATCCCTGGCAAGATGAGAATAGGAGAAGCGATAATGAAAGCAGGGTGGAAAGCGGTTAAGCAAGATGTAAAAAGAAAGCACCTAAGATTTGATTTTATGTCCGTGCTTACAAAATCTTACAGATTAGGGAGAGTATTGAATTCCATTGAAGACCAAGACCTTTTATCTCTTTTAGAAAAACTATGAAACTTTCTAAAGAACAGATCGAGGAGATAGCAAATGAAATCTATGAATTTAAAAATTCAGGAGGAAAAGATATGGATATTCGGAAGATTCTAACCGAAAAATTCGGAGCGCCCAATGAACCGGAAGAGGAATGGTGGGAAGAACCTTTTGAAGAAATTTATGGAAGTTTTCAGATTTGTGAAAGAGTGGGACGAAAAGATCACGACCGAATTATTCAATTTATTAAAAAGATTATTGAATTTGATGAAATTCCTGATCGTACCGAGCGCATCAGACTTTTAAAACTTTGTTATTCTTGAGATATGAATGAAATTGATTTTGATAAATGTGGGAAGTGTGGAGGAAGCATAGTTGTAGGCAAGGGAGTAAAATTGACACTTCCGATTTGTAGACATTGTAGAGCTAAAGAATTTATTGAAAAAATGCAGAAGCCAGTTGAAAGACTTTACCGCAGAAAAGATTTTAATTTGTATAAATGAAAACCCCATCTTCCCCATCGGCTCTCTCTCCTGAAGAGAAAAAGGTGGGAGATAAAATTCAAGATAATAATGGCAAAGAATATACGATTTCAAGAATTCACGAATGGGGAAATTTTCAGGATTGGGAGTGTGTTGATATTAACGGCGAAATTTTTTCTCTTAGAATTCCAAAATGAATAAACTTCCTCCCAAAATCGAAGCCAAGCTGAAAGAGAGAGGTAAAGTAATTTTCTCCCATAAAGATTTTCGTGATAATTCTCCTTTAAATGGCGGTATATGGCTTTCTATTGATGATGTCCGCGAAATTCTCCAAGAAGCTCTGGAGCCATATCAGAATATCAGGCAAGAACTTATAGATGTAAATTTAGCCATTGGAGGAATACGAAATTTGAGAAAAGACCCAGAGGATATTAACCGAATAGATTCCGATTTGAACTATCTTTGCACTGTTCGCCTTCCAGAAATTTTCAATAGACTTCCTGTTCCTGAAGCCCTCAAAGAGAGTGAAGGAGGGGATGAGAAGGATGCTATGGACAAAGATGTCCCGAGCAAATCGGAAGACTGGAGAGAGGAGCCTTGGCAAAACAAATTTTTGAATGCAGGAACGAAAGAACTTGGAATAGACTGCTCTGTTTTGATTGGAGTAGTTTCAAGAATCCTCGAGGCTCAGGAATCCTGCCATAAGAGGAAAATTGGATTAATTGCTACGGCGATTGATGAAGTCTTAGAGGAAAACGGGGTTGATAGGGTGATTATAAATTCTGCTATTGCAGAACCAGTCAAACGAAATCTTATTTCCTAATCCATGCCTCACAATGAAGAAAATACGGCCAAATGGGAGAAGCTTTTTGAGGATCTCGGACTTTATGAAATTTGTTTACCGAAGCATAAAAGAGGGCTAGAAAAATTCATAAAATCCCAGCGTCTTGAGGCAGTAAGAGAATTTAAAAAATTAGCAATTCATAGGCTCAAACATTATGTAGGAAGGCTGGATAGTTTTCATATAATTGAAGGAATTATTCAAGGAGTTTTTGCTGAAATTTCTTCAGAAGAAAATGGTTCACATTAAAGAACTCCCTGACGGCTTAGAACTCCGCAGTACCAGTTGGTATGAGATTGATGCGAAAAGAATAGAACTCTGCTGGAAAGACCTAAGACAAAATGATAAGATCGGAAAATATGAATTCGTAGAAGATCATATTGAGGTTCAGAATTCAAGAATTGAAATCGGTAGTATCAACGAATTTGTACCACAAAAAATTGAATATGTAATTATCCTGAAAAAGCGCGATAGTATTGACAATTTAGGAGAAAAAGAGGAGAATTCAGACATCAGAAATCGAGTGGTAGATCATGAAAAAGGAGTTGGTGCTGATCCTATCTCAATTCAAGAATGAGTCAAATCTGCCAAAAATGTGGCTCTCAGAAGGTAGAAGGTTGGGAACATGGATCATTGTGTGATGGGTGCTATGTGCAAGAACAATCAAGAGTAAAAATTGCCCCCGCACCTCAAAAACCAGAGAAGCTGAAGGACTGCATTGGTAATCAGTTTAGGTTCTTTTCCATCACTGTAGAGGATTGACGCATGCGTTCGTTGAGTGAAGCCAAGTAACTCTGCATTAGCTCCATTCCGGCCCTGTGCACAAGGAGTCTGGAAAACGTACGCAGCCGTGAGTTCTTTACCATCTATCGGAGAGTGGCGAAAGTAGCCGCTAACGAGACACGAGCTAGAATGCGTATTACGAATCTAGCATCCAGGTATCGAATCCTGGCTCTCTGATCCAACTACTAATAAACTACTAATTTTTTGAAATTCGCTAGTAATTAGTAGTTATGTGTCAGGTGGGAGTCTGCCCGAATATACTGAATAAGGCGACAAGGATGCTTCGGCACTTTGACTCTAGCTAGTGTTAGCTCCCACCATCAATTCTTTTTCTCTCAGGAATGGCAAATCAATGGATTAAAAATGGCAAAGTCAAGGATGCGCATGGAATAGAATATTTTGTTTTTCGGGGCAAGGTGTGGAAAAAACTCCCTTGGTACGCACCGATTTACAAATTCATTAAAAAGATGTTTAACACCACCGTTAGAAGTCAGTGAGTATTACTCAAGTGGCGGAATAGGTAGACGCTAGTCGCGGTAAGGTGGCAATCGGGGCGCGTATCTCAAAGCCGTAAATGCTTCGTAAAACTGATACGCAGAGGCATTAAAGTATATTGCCCCATGCAGGGTGACAAGAAGGTGAAAAACTATGAGTCACGAGCGAGACCTCCACATCCAAATCCCTGCCTTGAGTAATACGCTTTGATTTTTCTTTCTCCCTATGCTGTTAGGAATCTTGAAAATATTGTTGGCTGTAGGAGTTCTGGTTTTTGGGATTTTTATTCATCAAGTTGTTTTGGTTTTTGCGGCAGGAATATTTTGCGGCTCGGACTGAGCCTTCGGAAGTCAAGCCATGCAATAGCATAGTTTTTCCGAGAAGCCCCTTGTGGGAGTTGTCACTTCTCTTTCTATCTATTTTATCTGATTTCTAACCCCTCTCCCAATAACGGCAGTGATGATTATGGCCATTTACAAAGGCATTCACGAGGAGATTGTCGGAAAGGATTTCACATGTGGAAAAAGAAAGAGGAAGATGACACGGGGATTGGAGAATTCTGTATGGAATGTGGGAAGACAAAATGGTGGAATAAAGTGAATGGGAGAGTAGATAATCGAGAATATGGGAAAGAGCATAAGCTGGACATATTGCAGCCCTACACCGATGGGCAATTTGAAAAATTTTACGGAAATCAGGGCAAATAAAAAGCCCCGATGAGCGGAGCTTATTTTGAGCCAGTAATTTAGAGTTTATGTTCTTCTGAGTAATTAATGAGAGCAAGGCGGACATAGGTTTCGAGTTCTAAGTGCATATTCTTGGCCGCTTTTTCATATTTCGCTCTGAGTTCTACAGGAACATTGGCTTTGAGCCAGACGGGATATTTTTTCATAGAAAGAAAAGAGAGTAAAAATAACTAGCAGCTTACGATGTATTGCCAATTGTCGGGAGTGCTTTCGTCGAGAACTTTGCAATGATTCTCAATGGCGTAGGAATAGGCATTAAAGAGCGCTTCGGCTCTAGTACCATGAACTCCTGGACTGGCGAGAAAAAGGCTGAAAGAAAGGAAGAGGTTTAACATAGGAGAAAGGAAAAAAGACAAAAAAGAAATAATTATTCTATAAGTGCATAAACTGTTGAGAGATGAGCGATGGCATCATTTATCGAGACTCTTTCTCCAGTATAATGTTCGCATTCATTGATAATTTCTTTTGCGCCTTGAATTGTTTTAGACCTTTCTAGAAGGTCTTGGCGGAATTTGTTTTTAGTAGCCATGATTTTGGCAAAGAAAGGAGAAGTTTTCATGGGAGAAGGAATAAAAGTGCCTACATTATATTCCTTAATATTCCTTTGTCAATTACAATCGTATATCAAGGAATAGTAAATAAGGGTAAAATCATACAATTCTCTTGCTTTTTTTCTTGAAAAAGGCTAGGATTTGAGCAATGAAACGACCTACTGCAAAGCAAAAGAAGGCGACGACAATTTATTTGGAACATGGGGGTGATTTGAGTGTGGGTGAAGCTATGAGGATGAGCGATTATTCGGAAAAAACGGCGGACAATCCGCAATTGCTGACAAACTCTGCCGGATTCAAAGCTTTGGCGGCGCAGTACGGACTCAACGAAATTAATATTATTGAGCCTATTAAGAAAGGACTCAATGCCAAAGCACAGTATTTTGATAAAGCGCGCGGAGAATTGGTGGAAAGTGATTTGCCGGACAATATCGCTATCCCGAAGTATGTAAATATTCTAGCCAAGCTTCTAGGTATTGGTGAATTCAACGTGACCAAGAACGAATCGCGTTCTATCAAGATCGAAGTGAAAGCTAAGGACACGAGTGAGAATCTGATTGCCGGACTTTTAGCGAGGGCTTATAAAAAAGCACAATGAACTTGAAACCACCAGCACCGGCGATGCTCAAGTTGCAAGCACTCGTTGATGTGAAGGACTTGGAGAAGGTAAAAAGCGAGATCATCCTGGTTTTGGAGAGTAATAACTGTCAGGCTTGTGATTTCACGGTTGTGGATAGCTACACGAAAAACGGGCTGCGCGTTTCGCAAGGTCAGGCTATGTAGGCTCATTGAATGATAAAATCGGGGCTTAAAACGTATTTAAACAACGACATTGTGCACAGTTCACCCTCAAAACAACGTAAAAAGGCAAAAGCAGTGATACAAGAGGTAAAACAGAGAGAAGGAAAAATGATGCCAATTCCGAAAGAGATTGAAGAATCAAAAAGAAAATACGGTTGGTATCTCATGAATGTGAAAGTCAGCGGGGGTAGGAAAGGAATACAAAAGGCCATGCAGATCATCAGTGATTTCAATGCGATCCTTAAGAAAGCTCATTTACAGCAGATTAAGAGATTCCTCGGGATTAAATAAGTCTCAGGCATAGATACCCTTCTGCAAAGTCAAAACGCGCCTTATATCGAATTTAAATGAAGCACAAATGAGTAAAAAGAGAGAAAACAAGGCAAAAGATGACAAAGGGGAGAAATTACAGTCGGACTGTTGTAGGGCAAGGATCATGATTAAGAAGACTCAGAATGTTGGATTTTCGGAAATGCTTTTAGATTTGTATTGCGGAAGGTGCAAAAGAATTATTGCTCTCGGGACGATAGATTGGGCAAAATTGGCGCGGAGGCCCAGAAGCTATTCAAGAAGCATCAGCGCAGCAATAAACCAGAGCTTCAGAGATCTATAGATTACCTAGATGACATCATAACTCTCTACCGACAAATAGATAGAGACAATAAGTAATGTGTTATTTATGCACATTGGCTTTAGCTTGCCATTAAATGAGGAGATAGGAGTTAATTCCATAGATTTTCTCAATTCAAACTGTGCACAATATATGTTGTGTAATGTTCAGCCATCAGAGCCATCATCCTGGTGTTAACAATTGAATAAGGAGAGATTATTGATACGCTCAGAACAGGTAGTACTCCCTGTGTACACGCTCTTATTGGCTACGGGTAGCTATTGGAATAAATTTCTAGGGTAGGGGGGCATGGGGGTGACGGGGGTGGCGTCAAAAAGCGTGGAGTCCATTCCCCACAGAAATAAATTTCTAAAATAATCGAATGTTGTACAAAATATCTTGTACAAAACTATTGAATTATGTACAATTTAGATAGATTTATTCTTTATCTTGTACAAAATGGATATCAGTGTCGCTGAATTGAGACAAAAAATGGCCGATCATCTGGAGAAAGTAAGCCAAGGCGAAGTATTTTATATCACGAGTTATGGGCGTAGAATAGCGGTTCTTTCACCTTATGTACAATATGAAAATAAGAATGTTGTACAAGAAGAAAAAGATGTACAACATTTGTCAGACAAAGAGCAGAAGTTCCAAGAATTGAAAGAGCAAATAGAAACTGTAAACATTCCTACCTCTTTGCGGGAAGATCATTTACAAGATGCGTTGAATAATCCTCCAGAAGTGACAGCGACAAGGACTGATGAGGTTTTTGTTGGCACTTGTGATATTTGCGGTAGCCCCTCTAAAGAACTCTGGGAACACGAAGAAGACGGAGTTGAACGGAGCGTGTGCCGAAATTGTTTTGCAGTGAGAATGCCGGAGAAGGTACCGGCACAGTTTGAGGCATTTCTGAGAACGAGGAGAAAAGTACAATGGACGAATGAAATTGAGACTGGAAATGGGAAATTGTCATTTACAATGAGGGCTCCGGCTACATTTAAAGACTTCAATCCCCTTCCCAAGCCTGTTAAAAAAGAGAAGAAGAAACCATCTCATGCTTGATCTTGAAGCTTTTAAAGGCATTGACCTCGAGGAATCAGTCCTTGGTTGGATACTCAAATACGGTATCTTAAATGAACGTGGTGATCCGATTGAATTCGATGATCATAATTTCCTCATCGAACCATTTGCCGATTGGCATTGGAAACAATGTTGTATGAAGTCCGCCCAGGTAGGCTGGTCTACCTTAGCGATCATCAAGACCTTTTACGCTGCTGCCTATCGTGGGTATAACATCATATATACGTTACCGACTTTTGATGACATCCGGGATTTCGTACCTTCCAAAGTGGATCAGATCGCTTGGAATAATCCGATTATTCGGGATAAGTTACTCAGGGGAGCTGATGGTCAAAAGGAAAGTGACGCCATGACCAAAAAGCAAATCGGGAATAATTTTATCTGGTATCGTGGAACCCATGGGAAAAAGGCCGCCATTATGCACACGGCTGATCTCATTGCTTACGATGAGCTTGATGCCAGTAAACCGGATGTCGTAGATATGTATTCATCTCGTTTGCAGAAGAGTAAGTATAAGGGGGAATGGTGGTTCTCGAATCCAATCATGCCATCGGAACGTGGCATTGCCAAGAAGTACGAACTCTCCGATATGCGCCACTGGATGGTGAAATGTGAACACTGTAACCACTTTCAAGCTCTGGACTTTTTCCAGAATATTGACATGAAGAAAGAAATATATATTTGTAGTAAGTGTGGCCAGGAAATGTCCGATGCTGTGCGTCATGACGGCGAATGGGTCGCTGAATTTCCTGGTCGGGATATGCACGGCTACCATATTAACCAACTTATGGCTATGTGGGTTACTGCCAAGGAACTCATTTTCGCTCAAAAGACCAAATCTCCACAGTACTTCTATAACATGATCCTGGGGATCCCTTATGTGGAGAAAGATGATGTGGTGGATAAACGTATTATTACGCGTTGTATCGAGCAAAAAGAGAACTCCCAACTCAGAAATGCCATGGGGGTAGACGTCGGGCATAAATATAAACACTACGTCCTCGGCAACCACGAGGGCATCTTTAAAGTCGGTGAAGCCGAATCCTGGGATGAGGTCGAGGAACTCATTAAACGATATAACCCCGTCACGGTGATCGATGCCAATCCTGATTTCTATGCGCGGGATATTCTCCGACCGAAGTATCCCAACCAGGTCTACTGCTGCTTTTATAAGAAAGACCGCGAGAAAAAAGATATCTATACTTTCGGCGCGCAGGATCGCCGTGGCTATGTCTATGCTGATCGCAATGCCATTATCCAAAGTGTGGTGGAGGATTTCAATTTCCAGAAGATAAAGTTCACCTGTTTGATGCGCTCACCTGAATCTTATGCTGATAATGAACTCGAAGAGTATCTGAAACACTGGGGCAATATTTATCGCGTGGTGGAGACGGATACTTTCGGCATCCCACATTCCCGCTGGGACACTTCCGGCCCGGATCACTTCGTCCATGCTACGGTCTACTGGAAAATAGCTATCTCCAGGGTGCAGAAGATGGAATATACCGAATTAAATCCCCCGAAAGGATTTCTCCTTTCGCACGACTTCCTGGCTGGCAGAATCCCCGCGGATAAAGTACCACAATTTGAGGCCAAAGCTTCCCCGGATGATTGGCTCTATACTTAAAGATAAATTTGCAAAGCAGGAGAGAATGTGCTACAACCTCTGTGACTGCGCTATTCCTTTCCTATGCGAACCTTTGCGCAGGTACAGTCCTATATCGAATCAATTTATAATGACACTTCCCAGTCTACCTTAGTCCAGGGGCTGATTAATGATTACCATAAAGAGGTTCTGAGCGAAACGAACTGGCCGTCTTCACGGTCTTCTACCACCGCTACTTCAGTCGCTCAGCAACAGGGCTACTCTCTTCCTGTAGATTACAATCGCATGATCGCTTTCAAAGCGACGATTGGCGGAGTGGCCTATTATCCGCCGATTCTCACCAATGAATACGAATGGAATCGTCTGAATGAAGGTACAGGAACGATTTATAATGATATTCCGCAATACTCCTTCCTAAAAGGGGATAAATTTTATTTGTTTCCCACTCCTTCTTCCTCCAGCGTAACTTATACCTTGGAATATGACACCCGCGTACGTGATTTGGCGAGTGGGGATTTTACCGATTACACGACGGGAACGGTTTCGATCACCAATGCCGCAACGACAGTCACCGGTTCCGGGACGACGTTCGCCGCCACCATGGTAAATCGGTTTATTAGAGCCGATACTGACGGTTTCTGGTACCGTATTTCCGCCTACGCGAGTGCCACGAGCATCACGATTTCCAAGGCACTCAAAGGGTCTTCCGTTTCAGGATCAACTTTTCGTATCGGTACACTGCCTTTTGCCGTGGGCGGAGACAATATTATCCCGGAAGAAGGCTGGAAGGTCATTGCTTACGGCGTCCTGATGGAACTATTTGAAAAAAGAGAGGATATGAGCGCCCAGGGTGGACGGGCAAAGTATTTCGAGAATAAATATAATATGGCTTTACAGAAGCTCATGAAACTGCGTAAGAATCTATTCTCCAGCCCCTTTGTCGCGGTAACAGGACTGAGATCACGCGAAGATCCGAATCTTTCCCCCACGGGGCTAACAACTTAATATGGCCTTTGACTGGAATACAGCGATTTCCGGCCTTTCCCCAGACGTCTTAAATAAGACCAATTCCATCTATGGCCCCAATACCACTCTTGGACAAAAGCTCCAGAGTGGAACATTAGCATTCCAAAACCCGGACTTTGTTGTTGCCGGTGGATCGGGAATCTCGGGGATTGCACAGTATCGACCGGAATTTAAGGATCTCAATGGGTTGCAGCTTATTAAGGGGGCCTACAATGGCACTTTGAATTTATCACCACAGGAATTTTCATTCCTTTCCGGGGATCTTCAGCAGGAAGTCAATCGGGCCAAATATCTGCAAACGAATGCGAATGATCCTTTAAATAGCGCCTATGGTGAGGTGTATAAGATTTTACCGGACATTGGGAGTCCGTTGACCGGACAGAGTATTCAGGATAATTACGGACTCGCAAAAAACTCCTTAGCGAAAGGAATGACGCAGGCCGAATATGATGCTGCCAATCAAACCACGAGTACTCCGGCGCAAGTTTCTATTCCCCCGCCAACGCCCTACCAAGCTCCTGCTGCATCCTCTTCTTCTTTTACGCCCATGGCATCTACCCCACTTACCGCATCGGAACAACAGAAATATAATGCTCTTTTAAATGCGCAGAAATTGAATGGCAGCCTGAATACCAGCGGACAAGCTGCTCTGGATGCTTTTAATGCGCGTTTAAATCCACAAACATCAGCTGGAGCCATACCCATTTCTGGCACGCCGACGCGCAGTCAGGTTGTTACTCAGGTGGCTGCCCAACGGGGTGTGCCAGTGGCTGCCAGCGCAGCCCCTTCTATTGATCCGCGGAAACAAGCGGCGCTTGATTTTCAGGCGAGTCGCGGAGTAGTAACGAATTATGCGGCCAATCAAGCGTCAAATCAGGCCGCTCCTGGTGGTTCCTCTGGCACAGCAACGGTAAATGCTACACCGCCAGTGGCAACAGCAGCGGCATCCATACCGACAAATACTACGACCATCACAGCTCCTTCTACGACAAGTGATTCTATTTTTGATACTCCCGCATTTCAGCAAGCCTTAGGACTCGTTCAACAAGGACAGGCGCAACGAGATGCTATTGCTAAAAAATTACAAGATCAGATGGCGGCACAGCAAAATCTCCAGAAATCAACTTTTGATAAGATTTATGGCCCAGACTCCCGACTCTCCAGTTTCTTTGCACCATCTATTCGGACGGTGGAACAACAAATGGGCGATGTTCTAGGGAATTTAGATTCTCTCCAGAAAGATATTGATCAGTCTACTCAGGATGTAGCAATTACATCTGGCGGAAGAAATCGCATTGATGCCAAAGAACGGGGAAATCTTACCACTCAACTTTCCCAATTAACCCGTGCGCACGACAGTCTTACTGCCGGATATAGTCAGCTTAAAGACTTATCCGATAAAGAATTCAATGCGGTAATAGCCGATTCTCAGGCAGCAATAGATGCGACGAAAGAACAACTCGCCAATTCTGGCATGACTGATGCCGAACAATCACTCATCAATGCCGCTTTACAGGGGCAACTGCAACTCGATGTGCAGAAAGCCATAGCTGACCGGGAACAGGGATTGCAAACCCAGAAACTATCAGCAGAGGCGGCGGCTACCCAAGCAAAGGCGACGGCTGATACGAAACAGAAAACTAACGAAGCCGTCGATAAAATTCTTCAAAATGCCTTAGATTTCGTACAGAAAGCGGGTGCCACTCCCAGTGCCGCTTTTGATAAAGTAGCCCAAGATGCCCACCAGATGGCCGCCGAAGGGAAGTCTCTTGGTGAAATTCAGGCCGGAGTACAAGCAGCTATTAGTCAGAATCCACAGGTGAAGAAATACATGGATACGCTCTTCCAACAGGAAGTTAAGCAGGCGACTATCAAGCCTTCTGGGTCAGGTTCTAGTGGAACAAAATTAACAGCCGCGCAACAACTTGTTGCTGTGCAAAATGGAATTGATCCAAATAAGAAGACCGATGAACTTACTCCAGCAGAAGCAAAGATTATTACTGATGCAGCCAAATCTGCACAGAATCAATTATTGGGAGAACTTATTGGGGGATTATAATTCAGAAAATATATGGGACTATATACCGCACTCTTCAATCTGGCTCTAAATCCGAATGTTTCCGCGGAAGCAAAAAAGGTCGTGGCTAATGTGGTCGGGAAATTAAAACAACCGCCACTGCAAGGACCAGTATCACAGAAGCCAGTAGAACCAATTAAAATTTATGGTGCAGGAATCTCCGACGCTTTTCAGGCAGGCGCAGCAAAATCTGATTTTCGTCCCCATCAGGGACCTGTACAAAAACCATCTGAGGGGCCGATACAACAATTTCAAGGAGTTGATACATTTGAAGAAAATAAAAAAAAACTTGAAGCAGATGCCTATCAGAAAGGTTTAAATATTGCTAAGGGCAAGGTGAAATTGAATTCATCATTAGATGTACCTGCAAATCGTCCCAATGGAAAACCTCAATTGGGGCCAGGAGGTGTTATTGTTGGGGCAGCAATAAAAAATGAAGTAACAAAAACCGCAGCGCAGCTCAAAGAATTGGGAAAGGCATCCACGGTCATTGACCAGAAGGTGAATGATTTTTCCAATTATTTGCAACAAAAAGGATTTGGAGCGACTGGAAAAGTGCTTCAAGCGGCTACCGGGATTATCACGAAGCCGACAGAAGCCATGGGGCAAGCCGTGCAATCGGCCGAGCAGGGGCGTCCAGTGAAGGCATTAGGTGAGGCTGGAATGGGATTAATTGGACAAACGCCTTTCGGTGTCATATTTAATGCCCTTTCCTCCCATCCTGATACTGGAAAGGTGCTCAATAGTGCGTTCGATCAGCTCCAAAAAGCCAAAACATCGGTATCAAGTACGCCGGTTTATAATTCTATTAAGGACAAATTCGCCAAAACTACTGGTATCAATCCAGTACATTTCGACGATGCTTTTAATATCATTGCCGACGTAGGCACGTTTATTTTGGCCCACAAGGCACTTTCTCTGGGCGGTGAGGCACTTACTACCAAGACACTCAAAATCACCCCGGAGGAGGCATTTAAATCCGCTCAGGAGATTACGACGAACAACCCTTCTGGTGTTATGCCAGAAAAGGTCGATGCGATTCGGGAACTCTTTAAAGAAGGTGGAGATGCTGTTCACCAGGCTATAAAGACCGGACTGGAAACGAAAGTCCCTCGGAAATTCTTCCCGGAACTCTCTCAGAAAATAGCGCAAGTTTTCAGTGATAATTACGAAGCATTAAAAAGCCAGCGTGGCACTGTACGGAATCCTCTAGGTGGTGCAGTGCCTGATCAAATAGCCCCAGTGCCACAAGAGCCTACAGGAATTCCAGCACCAGAAGTTGCATCAGCGAAGCCAATAGTAGCAGCTCAAGAAACTCTTGATAATTTACATAATTCTCCGGCTAGAATAAAAGGATTTGATATTGCATTTGATGGAGAAGTAAAAAATTATTTAAATGATTTACGGGCGGCGGCACGAAATCCCAATCTTGTTCAAGGTGGCGCTGCGACGATTGAAAAATTTGGGCAAAAAATTATAGATATTGTGAACACTGCACAGGATTTTTATTCTGAAGGAAGGTTTCAAGAGTCTATGATGGAAGCTGAAAAAGCACTTCAATATATACATGAGCGTGCGTTAGGACTTCAAAACACTCCTGCATATCTAATAGAGAAATTTAAAAATCAAAATCCTATAGTGTCAGAAAATCCTCCTACTTCTGAGGCCCCCCCGGATTTAAAAAGCCTAGTGGATCGTTCCACGCTACATTATTCAGTAAAACCAGGTGAGTCTTTAGATGGGAGAGATTTGCGCCAAGAAACGATTGACATGATTCATAAACAGAATCAAAAAATTCCTGATGTAGAGATAGCACAACAACGCGCTGATATGTTGCTCCCGCCAGAATCACTTGACGAAATCATTGCTCGAAAAAGAGGAATTATTACCGATGCCGAAGCGATTGACCGCGCGCGAACAATGAAAGTAACGCTCGATGAAGCTTTGAATATAAAAAAAGGTACTACTCTTAATAAAGAACAGATCACAGCGGTTTCTCAGCTTCTCCAAAACAAGAGGGAAGAAAATCTGAAATTCAAGCAACTGGTAGAAATGGGGCCGACGCTGACGGCTGATGAGCGCACCACGATTCAGAATCAATTAGGTGGCGATATTGCCAAATTAAAAGATGGCGAACTTTTGAATCGCGCCTATGCCGAAAATACACTCAAACTAAAAAAACTGGAGATCGTAAGACTCGCTCTTGGCTCCGAGGCCGGGAGATCACTCCAAGGTCTAAAACAGCAAGTAGAAGCTGTGGATTCTCGTATGCGCGCTATCTATCAGCGCATTAAAACCAAGACGCCCTTAGAGCAACAGGCGGTAGTTGAAGAAATCGCCAAAGCACCAATAGAGAATAATAAGAATTTTATCAGGCTCTTGGATAAGTTAAATAAAGCCGACTTTTTTGACAAAGCAGCGGAGTATATTACTGCTGCAAAACTCTGGAACCCGACAACTCATATTGTGAATCAGGCTTCCAATACGGTACGTCAGGTTTTCGACCTAGCAGTACAGTCAGCGATTACCCCCCATCTTGTCCCAGCGGATATTGCGGGGGCTTTTGCCGGACTTGGCAAAGGACTTCGTAATGCTGTAAGAGCACTTTCTGACGAAGGATACGCGGAACAACTTTCCAAGTTTATTGAAGGAGGGGGAAATGCCCCTGCGATCAAAGGAACTACTGGAAAGATGGTGCGCATACCATTGCGTCTTCTTACCGCTGAGGATGAGATATTCCGGGCAATTTCTTTTGAACGGAGTCTTTATCGTGATGCTGCCGTAGAATCCAAGAAATTAGGAATTCCGGCGAAGGATTTAATTACCAAGCCAACTGAGAAAATGCTGGAACGGGCCAAGGCGAGCGCAGATAAATTGACTTTTCAGGAATCAATGGGAGATTTCATGCGGAATGTCGATAAATTACGTACACCGGCGAATTATAAATCTAAGCCTGTGAAAGGATTAGCGCTTCTGATTCGACAATTTGTACCGTTCCTAAAGACACCAATGAATTTGATGAAACAGGCTTTTGTAGATTTCACGCCAGCGGGGTTGAAAAATATCAAACCGAGCGAAAGATTCAGTGAGGCCAATAGAAGAGTCTTCGCTGAGGCCGCCATCGGCACGGGACTCCTGTTTTGGTTCTGGCAGAAAACGAAAGATGGTATCATTACTGGGGCGGCGCCTTCTAATAAAGCCGAAGCCGATCAGTTTTATCGTGAAGGAAAACTTCCCTATTCAGTAAAAATAGGAGATAAATGGTATCAATATAAAAGAATTGACCCATTTGCTACTGTTCTCGGACTCGCAGCAGATTTGGCAAATAATGTCGATCATTTGGATACAACAACATTTCCTTATTATACCACATTAATTGGGAAACAATTACGAGATAAAACTTTTCTACAGGGACTTGATGATTTCTTGAAATTGACTACTGGAGAGGAATGGGAAAAAGAACAAGTACTCAAGCAATTGGTTACTGGAGTGGCTTTACCGAGTTTTATTGGTGCAGCGGCACGAGCTATTGATCCAACCATACGAAATCCAGAGACGCTCAAAGATGCATTTTTATCTCAAATTCCGTATTTATCCAAGCAATTACCAGCTAAAATCAATGCCATTGGCAATACTTCTGATCGAGCCAGCAAAGGACTTAATGCTTTTTTTAATCCTTTTCTTTCTGGAGATACTTCAAAGGTTGATCCAGTGACCAGTCTTCTTTCTGATACTGGTACTTTTTTAGCACTTCCGCCTCAAAGCTTTAAAGTTTTAGGACAAGAAATAAAGCTAAATAATAGGCAGTATGAAAAATTTTCAACATTAGTTGGAGGGAAAACTTATAAAGCTTTAATTAAATTAGTAAATAATAAAAAATTTAAGGAATTACCCATAGAAGATCAGCAAGGTCTTGTTGATTCAGCGCGTAAAGTAATAATAGAGGTTATGAAACTTAGATTTGTTATGGATAATAAACTTTTAGAAAAAGGAAAAATTCTTGAATCAATGGGCACGAAAGGATTTGTTGCTGAATATAAAAATCTATCAGATGCAGAATTTAATAAACTCCTTGAAGAAAAGAAAAAATCTGGAGAATTTACAGATAAGGAAATAGAATCAGCTCAAAAGATTAGAAGTAAAATTCCAAAATCTACCAATTAAATTTCCAAATTTCTCCATTATCATCTGTAGCAGAACAATTGTTTTCTTCACAAGAAGATGTAATTGTTCCTATGGATTGTCCATTTGGATAGTAGATTTTTGTAATTTCACCATCTTTTGAATCAACTTCAAGATCATGACATTCACCATCTTTGCTTAAATTACAACCTGTTACACCAAGAGGAATTTCCGTTTTTTTAACTTCTGAACAAGCTGAAAGTAATAAAAGAGAGAGGGGAAATAATAAAAATATTTTTTTCATGTTAATGGGGAAAAGAATTTATAAAAAAATTAGCGCCATTCTTTTGGCAGTCTTTTCGGATCAGCAGCATGCCAATCACAGACATAGGTTGAGACATTCTTAATTGTCTTACTGAGACGCGCTGTGCGTTTTCCGGCATCAGGGTTTTTAGCAAAATTACAAACGAGGGCATTATTTTTGTCGATGATTTTTTCTGGTATGCAGGGCATATATATTGATTAAAAGAATAAAAAGTGTACGATAAGTGTGATTGAATAAAATTGCAGTTATAGCCCTGGCAGTCTGGGCTATTTCTGTTTGGTTAGGGGCGGTGTTAAAGGTCTTCTGAATTACTATACGCATAAATATTAGCACAGATTTTGACACAAATCAATAGTTTTTATCTAGTGATAAGTAAGGGGCTTTACTTTCAAATAGAAAAATGTATCATGTCAGCGACTGCGCCACTTGTTTCCCATGGAACAAAATCAAGACCAGACCCGTGAGGGTCTTATCAAGCAGCGCAGTTCGGTTTCGTTCGATGATACGGATGAGACTCTTATTGAAGTAGCGAATGCCTGGATACAAGAATCCCGGTCTCTTCATGATACGATGCTGCGCAAACAGGAGAAAAATGAAAACTATTATTTGGGGATGCAGCTTGATGATAAAAAGCTCAAAGATTTTCAGGCGAAGATTATTCTGAATAAGATATTTCAAACGCTAGAGACAATCATTCCGCGAGCGGTGGAGAATCTTCCTGCACCGATGGCTTCGACTCCAGAAACGGACGAACCTGGAAAAGAAGTGGATTATCGCAAATACACTACGCAAATTGAAGAAACCATGCTCGCTATTGCTGAAGAACAAGACCTCTCAATGAAGCTTAAGGAATTTTTGCGATTCCACCAGCTCTATTATTTAGGGGTAATTAAATTTGGCTACGATGAGGATTGCCAATCTATTTGGGTTGAGAATATCAGACCGCAACGCTTATTTATTCCTCCGTATCCACATGGAGAATATGTAATTGAATTTCACGAAGCTACTTTGAATTGCCTTAAAGAACAATTCCCAAAAATGGCTGAGAAATTACAGGAAAGATTTTTGATGGAAAATAACCGTCAGCGCATGAGTAATAAGCTCATGGGCACACGCATTGGGTATTTCGAGATCACGACAGAAGAATTTAAATTCTGGAAAGTATACGATTTGCTCTTGGATAAACAAGAAAATCCGCATTATGATTTCAAGAACAAGAAACGGAACCACTGGAAGGAACCGAAAATGGATTATATTTTTTCTGATCTCTTTACTTTAGGAAAAGGGCACTACGCCCAAACAACTTTGATCGATCAAATCCTAACACTTCAGGACGCGGTGAATAAACGGAAGCGCCAAATATCTGATAATGCTGATCGGGCAAACGGGGTCATTGTAGCGTATGGAGCGGGGAAAGTGACCAAGGAAGAAGCTGCTGTACTTGAGGCGGCGCGACAACGTCCTGATGGTGTTGTATTTTTGGAAAATGCGGATATTGGTGCCGCTACACATTTTAGCGGACAACAACTCCAACAGTTCGTTTTTGATGATATGGTGCACACCATCCAGGAAATTGATAATCTCGCTGGGACTCATGCTACCACCAGAGGAGAAAAGACTCCGGGAGAGGAAACATTCTCCGGGAGACAGCTTCTCAAAGAATCCGATCAGCTCCGTATTGGAGAGCTGGTGAGGATGTTGGAGCGTGTATCTGAGGATATTTATAATGCTTTTGCACAACTTATTAGAATTCATTTCAAGAAAGAACAATATTCCGTATATCTTTCCCCTGATGGAACCGAGAAACAACTTAAAATAGATGACAAGATTATCCGGGATGGACTTAAGATAAAAGTCCGCCAAGGTACTACCTTGGCCAAAGATAAACCGACACTTTCACAGGAAGCGATTGTGCTTTGGCAAAATAAAGCACTTGATCCGATCACGCTTTTTGAGCGTATCGGTGATCCGACACCGCTTAAGACCGCGGAGCGGTTCTATTTATGGAATACTCAGCCAGAAAAACTCTTTCAGAGAGTACATGAAGAATACAGCCATGCTACTCAGACTGAGCAGGAGCAGGAGATTTTACAATCTGTTATTCAGGCTGGATTGGAAAACAAATCACTTCTGGCCGGACAACCGACGCCACCGTATGCTAAGGCGACCTCACAGCACCTGGCTATCCACCAAGAAGTCATTAATGATCCTCAATTTGCGCAAGTTTCACCAGAAGTAAAGCAGGCATTTATCAATCATATGAAGCCAGAAATTCAGATGGTGCAAGATAAGCTCGGCGCACAAAAGCAACAAGAAGCGCTTTCGCCGAAAGATTTAATTGACAATGGCGGTAAAATGCCTGTACAGTCCTAGTAGTTCTTTGAATCACCGAAAAGACTGCCAAGTTTTTATGGTGTGACTTGCAACTCTAAGTTGCGATAAGTTTGCACCCCGAGATTTCCGGCAGTCAATTTCGGGTTGCAAGTCACCTCATAAGCAGGTGGCTTTTTTTCTACCTATGAATCCAACGAACGCCCAGGCAAGCGCATTGCCAGACGGACAGGAAGCCGTCCAGGAGCCCGTTACTCCTAAAAGTCCTGAACAACCAGCGAAAACGCCCGTCGTTCCTGACGCTAAAAAGGAAGAAGCGGTTGTGTCTTCCGAAAAGGAAGACGATGATCTTTCCCAAAAACCTTTCCATGAACACCCGCGGTTCCAGAAAATGAACCGTGAGATCAAAACTCTCAAATCTGTAGGCAAGGAAGCCCTTGAGCTGATCCGCAAACAGAATGAGAAACTGGAGCAAATGTACGCCGAACAAAAAGGCGAAGAGTACAAACCTCCGCAAGAGGTGCTAGTGAAAACTGAAGACCTCTTCGACCAACTCGACGAAGGACTCGATACACTTCAAAAAGAAGAAAAGCTATCTGACTCCGAGCGCGAAGAAATCTATAGTTTGGCGGAAAAGTATGCTGAGGATACCGAAGGCGGACAAAAAGTTCCGCTTCGTCCCGATATTGCTTATAAGCTCTGGAAAGACATGGGTGGTGGAAAGAAAGCGCCTGATACCAGGCCGTCAAAATCCGTCAAGGAAACCTCTTCCATGACGATGGATTTTCCGCAAAAATTTCGCAACACCAGTGAAATGTATGCGCAATTGCGAAAACAAGCATCTACTTTTAATAATCTCTAACTTTTTTTATGGCTACATTTGATAATTTCTTAACAGATATTACCCAAAGATACGTTGTTCCGAATATTGTGGACACCGTTCTAGCGAGTAATGTGCTCTGTTTAAAACTCCTCGGAAATCCAATTCCCTGGAGAGGTACAACCTATGTGCAACCGATCCAAACATCGGCTTCTACTGCCGGTGGTTCTTTTAATCCGTATGACACGTTTAGTACGCAACGGCAGAATTTGACGAATATCATGTCGTTCTCACCGAAAGCCTACTATCAGTCTGTCACACTTTCCAATTTGGAAATTGCGGTGAATAAAGGACAAGAAGGTGTTATTAACGTGATTGAATCTCAGATGGAAATGGCCAAGAATTCCATGGCCGATGGTATTGGTACCATTTTCTATTCCGATGGAACGGGAAATGGCGGTGCTGATTTCTCTGGTCTCAAGGCCGCAGTCGATGATGGAACGGTCACAGCTACTTATGGCGGACTTCTTCGTTCGACGTATACGACCATTAAAGCGAATCGTACTGCTTCTGTGGGAAATCTGACGCTTTCGGGAATGGGTACCATGTACAATTCCTGCAAGGTTGGAACAGACCGCCCTGATCTTATCGTAACAACTGAGACCGTCTGGAATTACTATGAATCTTTGACTCAGCCGACTGTAGTGACCAATGTCGATGGATATCGTCAGGTAACTATGGATGGCTCAGCTCAGAATCGCTCTGCTCTCAAAGGCGAAATCGGCTTTGATGCCCTGTTCTATCGGGGTGCGCCGATTGTGGCTGATGAGAAATGTTCTTCAGGATATATGTATTTCCTGAATATGAACTATCTCAAATGGGTTTCCTTACCACATCCTGAGAATACGATGGTTGGTTCTGGTTCTAATGTAATTGAAGGGGTTTATTCGGAGGCTGGTCATGAAGTCCCGGTATTCTCTTGGACAGACTGGAAGCGTCCAACGAACCAGGATGCGCGTACGGGTCAATTCATTCTTTACGGAGAACTCATCAATAAAAACCCGAATCGTTCGGGTGTTTTGCTCGGTATTACGGGCGTTTAATTTCTTTAACCCCTTATTACCATGGCTATCAGTGTAAAAAACTATCTCCCGGCAGCAAAATATGGCGGTGTTCTGGATAATATCCCCATCTCCGATATCGGAAGTTTAACCGATGCGAATGGAAATGAACTTCTTACTGGAGACACCGTTGCTTCGGCAGTGAACAATTTTGAAGTGGCAAATGCCGCCACTGGAACAAATCCTCTCCTTTCCGTTATCGGTGATGATACCAATGTCGGAATGGATGTTACTTCCAAAGGCACTGGTGGAATTACTTTATGGTCTGGTACAAAAGGCCGTGAGCTTCTTATTCTTCCAGATGTTGCCTCAGCGGTGAATGAATTCACTGTTTCCTCGGCAGCAACTGCTACGAATCCGTCCATTGCCGCATCTGGTGGAGATACCAACATCGGTATCAATCTCACCCCAAAAGGAACAGGTGTACCGTATTCTACAGTTATCAGCGGGCTCGGTGTTCCAACAAAACTCACCGTAACAACTGATACTACCGCCGGAGCACTCACTTATACCGCAGCTATGCTGAAGGGTGGACTCATTCTCCGTGACCCGAATGGGGCTGGACGGAGTGATGTCACACCTACGGCGGCTCTTTTGGTCGCAGCTTTCCCTGGTTGTCCTGTAGGTACTTCATTTGAATTTGAAATCGTCAATACAGCAGATGCCAGCGAAACAATAACGGTTACTGCTGGTACGAATTGTACTATCGTCGGTACCGCTACTATTGCTCAAAATAATTGTAAACGGTTTCTGGTGAGATTAGATAACGTCACTGCTTCTTCCGAAGCATATACGCTCTATTCCCTGGGAACCTCAACTACTTAATTTTCACTCTTTAATTTTTTCTTATGTCTGTTGGACATCTTCAAAGTCGGGCATGGCAGGATGCGGTCACCGACTCATCCACCACCGCCAAATATCCTCTCGGTACTATTCGTGATGAACTCGACGTTACTACTGGGATGAAGAAGTATCGCTATGTGCTCGCCAATGCTACCGTGGCTAATGGCACGCCGTGTATGTATTCTGATCTCTATAAGAGAGAAATTCATACAACGGTAGCTTCAGCCAAAAGAGGACAGCCCTCCGGTGTTGGTGTTGGCGCGATTGCTTCCGGTAGTTATGGCTGGATTCAGTGCGCCGGGTATCATGCCACCGTTCTTACTAATGGTGACGATGATATTGCTGCCGGTGACACGGTGATTCAGTCTTCTACCGATGCGGTAGTGGATAGCGTTGCCGCTGGTACCGCCACAACCTACAAGCCTTATGGTGTAGCGACTACGGCTGACGTAGACGCGAATAACACCGTAGCGGTCATGCTCGATTGTGTATAAATTAACGGCTCAAAAAGGGGCTCTATAGCCCCTTGAATGAACTTTTAATTTTCTTTCTTATTTTTATGGATTACAAATCCACCCGCACGCTTACGAATATCACGAATCAAGATTTTACTTTCGCCTGGGATAAACAGGAATACACTCTGAAAGCCGGAGAAACGGAGACTTATCCGACGTTTCTGGCGGAACATGGAGCCAAGCATTTAGCCGAATGGATACTCATTCATGGCGAACGGAAGATGTTTGACGATCTCATTGATTCTTCGGGAAAGAGAACAGCCAAAGTAATGGTCATTGAAGATCTGAAAAGTGCTATGGATCTTCTGCTTGATGGCGGGAAAAATGCCAAAGTCGAAGAGAAAGAAACACCAGTGGTTGCCGATGTGGTGAATACGCCAGTGAATACGCCGAGCGCCGATGTGCCTTTGGAGAATCTTCCTTTAGAGGAACTCCGCGCCAAAGCCAAGGAAAAAGGAATTAAGAACGCTCATGTGAAGGGACGGAAGAAACTTTTAGCCGAAATGCAATGAATGAAGAAACGTATCTGCTCTCCCTTCAGCGGCAGTTAGGAGAACTTGAGATTCAGGTAATCACTTAGAAGACCTCAAAGCCACATTGGAGCGGGAGATCAATACGATTTTGGCGCGTAAGAAAAGGATCGAAGAAGATTTTTCCGAATTTATTTCCCAAGAAGAACAAAAGATCACTGCGAAAATCAAAGAAGTACAGGAGAAATATGACCTCGAACTGAAATCTCGCCAGAAAGAGATTCAGGATTTACAGGAGAAAGAAAAAGAAGTGAAAATCAAATCTCTGGAAATCCAGAAGAAAGAAGTAGAAATTTCCAAAAAGGAAAAGGATGGTGAAAACCAAGCCCTTGAAATCGCCGCCAAAGAGCGTTCTGTTCTCTCAATGATGGAAGATGCTCAGAAGGAATTAAAACGCGCCAGAGAGGCAAAAAAAGGGCTTAGTGTAGAACAGGAGAATTTCTCCCGTTTGCTCCAAGAGATAGAAGGGCAGAATCGCCAAAAGGATGCACAGTATGAAACAAAGTTCAAGATTGTCATTGAGAAGGAGCGGATTGCTGAGGAAAAAATAAAGTTGGCGGAAATATCCCGGAATCTTTTTGAAGGGAAGAAGAAATGGATTCAGGATCAGGAGGAAAAAATCAAAGACCAATGGGCAACTCTTTTAAACGCGCAAAAACATTTTTCTCTTTCCCATGGCTAAAAATTACGGACAATTGGCACGAGATGATAATAGAGTGCCACTTCCGATGGCCAATTCTTTTGTCACAGCAGATGTCTCGGTTTCGGCCAAAACATCACCGCTCACGGTTTCCAGTGCAGAAGTGGCCATTACAGTGCCATCGAATGCCGTAGAGATGGTGATTACCGATGTTGATAATGATCTGAGGATTTCCGAAGTGACTGGTATGGCGCAGTATTTTGTGTATTTAGGAGCAGCCACGAATCCGCTGAGAATCCCGGTAGCGGGACTTGACACCGTGTATTTAAAGAGACACGGCGGCTCTGATGCCGTTACCCAATTTTTCTTTGTTCTCGTATGAGCAACGCTAAAAGAGATCAAAATCGGGTCAGAACTTTAATTGGAAAGAATTCCACGGATGCCACGCAAATCACTTTGGCGCAAATAAATCCAGCTACAGGGAGTCTTAAGGTATCAATTGCTAATGAAGGGCTCACAGTTACACTTGGAGGATCGATAATCCCTAGGGATCGAAATCGTATTCCGGTAAGTTATGGTCGAACCGAGAGTATTTTTACCACAACAATTGCCCCGCTCTTAATTTCTCCAAACGGAGCCCTTTTAGTAGAATTTCCATGACAAATGCGCAACATGATGACAATCGGGTCGCCGGGATTTTAGGAGTAAGCTCTGCCGATGGGGTAACACCTCTTCCGTTGAAAATTAATCCAAATACGGGGCGGGTTTTGGTGGAAAGCACTACCGCTGGCGCAGATGGACGAAATGCCGGATTTTTGTATCAATTCAATACGAATACAGCGGCTAGTGATCCTGGCAGCGGAAAATTGAAATTCAATAATGCCACTTTCTCTTCTGCTACGGTTCTCTATATTTCGGAAACGGATAATGATTCCAACAGCTTAGCAGCGGAACTCGCTACTTGGGATGATTCTACTTCAACAGTAAAAGGAAAAATTAAAATTACCGAAACAAGTGATCCAACCAAATATGTCCTTTTCCAAATTACCGGAAGCATTACTGATAGTGGTACTTATGATCGATTTACAATTACTTATATTTCAGGAAATCTAACGACACTTTCTAATAATGAGAATATTTCTATTCTTTTTTTAGCAACCGGAGATAAGGGGGCGGATGGATCAAGTACTGGTGATGTGGTTGGGCCAGGAAGTGCCACTGACAATGCAATTACTCGATATGATGGGACAACTGGGAAACTGATTCAGAATTCTTCGGCAACTCTGAGTGATACCGGAGACATAGAAACTATTTCCACCAGTGCTGGCGCTACTGGTCCGTCTCTTTCGCTCTATCATAACTCCGCGAGTCCAGCCAATTCAGACGTAACTGGATTGATTCAGTTCAATGCTAATAATGATGCAGCCGCAAAGAAGGAATTTGCACGTATTGAACAGGAAATACTAGGCGATGGAGCAGGAGCGGAGGCCGGAAAGCTTAATTTTTATGTTTCTCAATCTGGATCGATCACAAAATTAATGGGCTTGGCAAATACAGAAATGAAGCTATTCGGGGGTACGGGAATTATTTCTGATACAGGACAGGATTGTTCAATTGGAACCCCAACCGGAGGATTTATTTATATGACAGAAGGTGGTGATCTGGAACTTTCTTCAGCTACAACTATAAATATGTTGAACCCCTTGGTGATTAGTAGTAATGCACCTCTTCTTTCGAGCTCAGTTGGAGTTGCCGGAACGATTACTTATGATTCGAATTTTATTTATATTTGCGTGGCTACTAACACCTGGAAACGTATTGCTATTACTACTTTTTAAATTATTTTTCTTTTTTTATATGTCAGTTTTAGTTGAAAGAGATGACACCACCGGTATTTTGAAAATTTTTGAGGATTCCATGGAAATAGATATTCCGAACGGAATATGTAATCTTTTTATGGAATTACATCCAGGGGCTATTATACAGCAATATGGAAATGTTTCTGGAAATGCCCATACTGCTTACGGACAACATAATATTCTAGGAGTAAATGCTACAGAAGCAGTGACAATTACTTTGAATAATCAACTTATTGATAAACAAGGCTTTAAATTGGTTATTAAAGATGAATCTGGAAATGCTTCAGCAAATAACATTACAATTATAACAGAGGATGGGGTAACAATTGATGGGGGTTTAACTAAAACCATCGACTCAGATTATGGAAGTTTACAGATTTATTCTAACGGGACAAATCTTTTCACCTTTTGATGCCACTTCTTTCTGGAAAATCTTCGGCTATAATCGGAAAGAATATCCGTGAACTAGTGCATACAAAACCGGGAAAAACTCGGAAAAAGGGCATGATGACAATGGCAAGAAATATGCACATTACCCCTGAAAGAGCGAAAATCATGCAGGCCGTAGCAATAGCCCGTTCCAATGCCAATAAGTATTAACCTATGCCATGCCCAATCCACTCATCACTATCGCCGATTTTTCAGGAGGAATTCTCGATGATCCGACAGAACAATCTTCTAATGGATTTCAGAAAATCGTCGGGGTAGATATTTTCAGTAAACCAGGAATTATGCGGCCAAGCGTTTCCACCACTGCGGAAACAACGGCAGCGGTAACTGGATTCATTACGGCGATAGATAACTTTGACGGGGATGGTACGGATAAGCTCTATGGTTTTGATGGATCGAAAATATACAAAAGGACAACCACCACTTGGTCGGTAGACCGAACGCTTTCTGGGACGACCGCACTCCTCGATACTCCTACAATGGTACACTGGAACGGGGCTCTTTATTATGCAACGAAGACAAATGTCGGAAGACTCACTGGAACAACCTACGTTGATAATTATCTTACTGCGACACTTGCCGGTACTCTTCCTGCTCAAGATGATTCCTGGAAGCCAATGAAGGGGTATCTTGATAAACTTTTCATTGGTGACGGACGATATATTTCTTCTATTGATACTTCGGCAATATTTACCGCCCAAGCACTTGTTCTTCCTCTTGGTTATCGAATTCGGCAAATTGAAATCATCAATGATCGATTGGCTATTGCTTGTGGTGGAGATAGCGCTACTTCCAGTGATAATTCAAAATCCACTGTATTCATCTGGGACGGAGTAGATACGAAACCAGAGGCTATTATCGATATTTCCGCAGTAGGTGGCAGCCAAGCTTTAAAAACGATTGATAACACTCTTTTTCTTTTTGCCCGGAATACCACTCCTCCGGCTCCAGGCGGGATTGATATTTATTATTATAATGGGGCCGATTTTCTTTTACTGAAAACAGTTCCGACAATTGATGCTGAATCGGGAGATACACGTATGTATGCGAGTGCAGTGGAGAATTATAACAATGATCTTATTTTTGGGACGAGTCTGGTTTCTCATGCAACTGGATATATGAATGGAATTTACAAATTCGGCAGACTTCGGAATAAAGATGGGCGAGCATTATCTTTGGATAATCTCTTGCCCAGTGGAGAACAGAGCAAGGTAAAAATCGGCGCCTTGAAAGTTTTCCAGAATAAATATTTCTTTAGCTTTGATGAAAATAGCAGCTATGGTGTGGCAGCACTCTCAACTACAACAGCCAATAATGGTTATGTAGAAAGTCAAATTTACGAAGTGGACACGAATGGATTCCCGAATTTAATCAAAGGCGTAAAGATTGATATGAATCCATTGCCAGCCAGTACAAGCCTTCAGGTGCTGTATGATGCTGATCAGACGGGTACATATACTTCTTTGGGGACTTTGACTTCCACGAATCAAAATCAGATTCTCTATGGAATTTATACGCGTGCGCAAAATTTGCAGTTTAAATTAGCTTTTACTTCTTCTGGACTCACTTTTCCAGAAGTTACGAAAATTGAAATTTATTAATGGAACTTCTTCCGTCTTTACCTTCGGTGACTCCAAAAAGACCAGAGCCAACTGGTAAAACCGGAGGAATCCCAAAAATAAGGCAGCGCCAAACTGAGCTTCCTGGACTAACCGTGGTAGATACTTCAACTATTGATCTATCTTATTCGGCAGGAATTCTAAGTGCGAGCGTTATTCCTGGAGGGATAAGTCATAATACTCTTGCTGGACTTACTTCTGGAGATCCACATACTCAATATATCTTTCTTTCTCCAACCACTTCTACACGAAATATAATCACACCAACAGCAGACAGAACTGCTCTGACTTTGAAAGCATTCTCAGTACAAACAGTGGATATTTGGCAGGTTGTGAATTCAGCAGGAACTGTTGGCGCACGAGTTACTTCGACCTTAAGATTTTCTAATCCCGGAACAGGATCGGGCATTCAGAATGAAATGTTTGGTGCTTCTGCGGGCTTAGTTTCCACTGGAAGTTATAACAGTCTTTTTGGTTTTAGTGCTGGCAGTGCACTTACTTCAGGAAATCAAAATAGCCTTTTCGGGGCTTTTGCTGGATCAAGTATTACCACTGGTGCTAGTAATATTTGTATCGGTGAATCAGCAGGAGCCGGGATCACTTCTGGTGGAAATAATACAATCATTGGAACTGAAGCTGCACAATTATTAACTACAGCTAATAGCAATATCGCAATTGGATTTAAAGCAGGTGCAAAGGTAACTACGGGAGGAAACAATGTGCTTATTGCTACAAATGCTGCACCAAACCTCACAACTGGTACGGAAAATTCTATTAATGGTGCAAATGCGGCGAATAATCTTTCTACTGGCTCATATAATTCAGCTTATGGTGCAAATGCTCTCTATAGCCAGACAACTTCAAACTTCAATACTGGTATTGGGCATTCTTCTGGTTATTATAACACAACAGGTATAAATAATACATATCTCGGATTCCAGTGTGCAGGAAGTGGACGCGGGCCGAGTACGAATAATTTGAACTACGTGACCTGTCTCGGGATGGAAGCGGAGCCCTTTGCCAGTAATGATGCTGCATTCTCACCGTATGCTAATAGAATCCTTTTTGAAGGAAACTCCACAGGAACCGGGGCAAGTATAAAAGAAAGAGGTGCTATCAATCTTTCTTGGATAGATTCAACAAATGCTACGCGTAAGGCCAAGGTCACATTTTCTGCCTTTGACACTGCGGAAAGAGAAGGATTTGCAATTGAGGCCAGCGGATCGGCTGCAAAGATTGCTTTTTATGGGGGAACACCAGTCGTACGCGCCGCAGCCATTGGTCAACTTACTGATAGCACTGGTGGAACTGCGAACAATACAGTGGTGGCAATTAGTGGAACTGGGGCGGATGCAGACATCAATAATAACTTTGCTGATTTGATTGCTAAAATAAATGCTCTTGAGGCATTGCTAAACTCTTCAACAGGTATTAATCTTTCTGCATGACCGCATATTTACAATTAATGGATGGCTTTCCGTATGATGATGGTTCGCGTCGACCGGTAAATAACGCAATCCTTGGAGTAGTAAAGAGTGAATTTACGCCAGGAAAGAGGGTGGAAGCAAGAGCATATCTCTGGGAAAGCGCCACTGCTTATGAGGACTATATTTCCGGGCAAGCGGTTTTGCCAATTTCCCCAGTTCTTACAGTTATAATAAAGGATCAGGATTATATTGATTATTTTGAGACGGCAATTTATGCTGGCCCTTCTAATCCCACGGCACGAACTTTTATACAGTTTATAATCACAAAATACTTAAAGGATAAGAAACCACCGAATGATTTATTCGATTGGGCGAACGTAGAGCTATCTACAAACCCCGGCGTTCCTTTTACGTCTTTTAGTGGAAAACATTGAAGAGTCAGTCAAAGAAGGCAGCCTTATACTTGTTGAAGCAAGAGACTCTGGGAATCTACCTGGCTGGATGAAAGAAGTTCAAATAGAAGACGAAGAGAATATTAAGGTGGTAGGTTTTGCCAAGGGATTCTCGCAGAACTATTTGCACATTGCCCAAGCAATAAAAGGAAAGTTCTCGGCGAACGTCTTACGAATTCCAAAGTCAGCAATTGTAAAGTTTACAATTCTGATTTCAATTATTTTGGTATTATTGATAACCATCTTTACAATTGAAAAGTTTTCTGCTATAAAGGGGGCGCTTTATGCTTTACTGCCATGACGAAAGAAGTTCCTACTCCTGAAGTTGCTAAGACCGATTCACTCGATAAGCCAATGCAAGAACCAGAACTGGCGCGACTTCAAAGAGAGAATGGCACAATGAAAAATCAAATTGAATATTTAGCGAGTGCATTGGGAAGTATTCAAAATGTTCTCAATATGGCTTCGAAGGTGAAGTTTTAAGACTTAACATATATTAAACTACTAGTAGGTAAAAAACTTTACAGACCACAAGGGATTGCTACAATGTGAGCAATTTCTTTCGTCATATGTGGAAACACCTGCAATCGGCAACAAAGCTTGTTTTATTAATGTTTTCACTGAATCTTTGTATTATCGTTACGGTAATAGTTTTGAAAAATCTCGATAACGAGAAAATAACTCTGCCGCTTGTGATTCTCTTTGGGAATATTATTGTAGCAGTGTTTTCTTATTATTTTGGAAAAGGCCAGTCCAATCCAGGCTCGGTCACGGTAACACCAGGAGCGGCTTCTGGAAGTACTTCTACTGTGACCACTTCTTCGCAAACAACTACGCCTAATGATACACCAGCAAATGTCTCGACAGAGACTCCAAATCTTTAACCTTATTCTGTGATATAATGAAATGTCTCGAAACGATAACCAAGAACTTCTTGGCAGAATCATTGCTCTCGAAGAACTCTGCAAATACCAGGAGAAAAGCATTAGCGAACTCAAGGAATCTAATAAATTCTATCGAAATTCAATCTTTGGATTGTTAATATCCGCCCTCTTGCTATTCGTCACTCTTTATTTTCGTTCATCATGATAGAGGAAAAAAAGAAGCCATCGGATGAGGTTATTCTTCAGATCCTTGCACTTCAAAAAGAGAACGCTAAGAAAAAAGTCTTGCCTTGGTGGGTGCAGCTTATCGGATACAGTCTTATCTTGCTTTCCATATTTCTTTCTACAAAACTTTTATATAATACTATTAGGCATCCAGACAGTGATTTCTTTTCTAGCATTGCATTTTTATTTTCCAAATGACAGATCCACTTACCCTTGCTTTAAAAACTTCTCTAGAGGCTCATAAAAAGACACGTAAATTGTTATATTGGTGTATTGGACTACTTATTACCATTCTTCTCGTCAAATCAGGGCATCTTATCTTTGATCTTTGGAATACTTTAAAAGTAGCGCCAGAAAATCGCGGAATTATAAATGAAAAACTTGACGAAATCAAATGTTTCGTGAATCCTGCTGATATGAGTTGCAAGCATACTGTTTCCTTTCTAATGCCAAAATGAAGCTTGTCTATGTACTTCTCGGCATAATCCTTTTAGGGATTTTCGCTCTTGAGGTTTTTATTTCAGTAAAAGTGTATAATATGGATAAAGCTTTTAACTCTTTATGTTTATATGGCACGTCCGATTGTAAGCAAAGTGAAGTTGCTCAATAAAAACACCGGCAAAGTTATTACTTTAGTAAAAACGAATTATCCAAAAGCACCGATTCCTTATCCTCGTGGACAAGGCAAAGTTGCTCGTCGGAGTACCGGAAGGGCTTAATCCTTTTATCTTCTGTATCAATAACTATTGGTTAGCAGTAATAGGCTGGAGCCTGTTAAGCGTGATCATGGAATTTGACTTTCTCTGTAAAAAGGTGAGAGCATGGCGTTGGTATTATCGTTTGCATCATGGAGATCATGGACGAATACGGCACCATACATGAATTTGAACCTACTGAAGATTTACGAAAGGCACTGAAAGAAGCTGAAGAAATGAGAAAACATCCTGAAAAAATGGTGTTTTATACGGTAGAAGAATTTTTAAAACTTGCATGAGCTCTGTCATAAATGATCCTCAACAACTTAAGTCTCCGGTAAAGGAGGCGTGTTTAGAACTGCTCAGATTACATCCTGAGATTCGCTTGACTGAAACCCTTAGAACTGCGGAAAGGCAAGCCGAACTCTACGCACAGGGGCGTACAACACCAGGCCCCATAGTTACTTGGGTGAAACATTCCAATCATCAAGATGGAGTGGCTTTTGATATATGTTTTAAAGGGCCAGTTCCATATCCTACAGATATTGCTCCTTGGAACGCCGTAGCAGCGGATGCGAATAAACTGGGACTGCAATGGCTTTACGGTCTCTATAAGCAAGATAAACCGCATTTTGAGATCAAGAAGGTGCAAATTCCTAAGCCCGATAAAGCGCTCATTGATCAGATCATGCAAGATAATTCCGAGAATTGGAATAAGCTTTATCAATTCCAGGGTACTGAAGCTGCCAGATTAGCGCTGCATGATTGTAATGAAGATTTGAAAGTGTTTTTGTAGAAGACCATTTTGCTAATGTCGACAAAATGGTATGATCAATTTGTCCTCAATCTCTCAAAGATGAGGGGTTCTCTACTAGTAGTCACTACGAAAAGCCCCCTATAAGGTTCCGTCCTTATGGGGTTCTTTTTATTTTTGATCTAAAAGTAGAAGCCATCTTTCTATCTCTGCGCGAAGATCTCTCAGCTGTATGATATTAACGAGTCTCCTGGAGAGAATCGTTTGTTCTTGAGATCTCAAGGCAAGTAGATGCTCTTGAATTACGTCTTCGCCAACAGGAGCTATATCAAGATGGGGCATGAGATGTGATATTATAGAATTTATTCTGTTTTTTTAAATGAAAAATAAATAAAAATTAAGCACTCAATAAAAATTACAATCCACCGAAATAAAGATTTTTCAGGATTAAGCAATCCCAGTAAAATCATAATCCCCCAAAATATTTGGTTCTGAATTGTCTTCATACATTCTTCATTACAGAGAATAAAACTTACCAAGAGTTAATGAATTCCTTCTTTGTCAATCCTCTGCCATTTTTAATCGCATAGACTTCCCGAATTTCCCGATTAAATCTTGATCGCGCCGATTCATAAGCGGTTTTTTCTGATCCGTGCAAACTTTCTAGGAATTCTTTGTGGGCATAGCGTATTTTCTCAAGAATATCATCAATGAGCAGCTCTTGATGCGAGGACTTTTTAATTTCTAAATACAAATCCCAGATTATTTTCGTAAACTCTTTAATACCGCGATTCTTGAGCATAAGGTGGAGGAGAAATAGGAAAAAGGGTCGGATTTCCTTGCGAATCAAAATTTCGTGGACGTCTATATGTTGTATGACTCATCATCTCTTTATGAGCGTGCTCTAATTTAATATCTTTGGGTGGCTGGATCTTATTCTCACCACTATCACGGTCTTTTTTCTGTTCATTCCTTTGTAGCCTGCCAATACTCTGCACATCAAATGGTAAAGTACTGAAATCTCTCTCAGGATAGTATATTTCCATGAACTTCTGAAAGAATACTTTCCCGCCTACTCTGGTCTCAGGATACCATAAGAGGCATTCATAGATTTGGCCGGAGAGAGTAGAGAGATCAGTCATTATCTTCTAAAGTGTAATTTTTAAGTAATCCATTGTCTTTGGCGCAATTCTCATGAACATAAATATCTATTTCTACGAATTTTCCATTTACTTTTTGGAGTCTTTTAAGCCATGTTTCGTGAGCCAGAAGTTTTTTCCCGCAAAGATCGCAATTCATTGGCTTTTAGATTTTAAAAGATTTAAGGCCGTTCTGAGTCCTGCAATATACCAGTCATACCACTCTTCCATACGAAATCCTTTTTTCTTCACTTTTTCCTTCACAGATATTTCCATTTCAAGTGCTTTGATTATTTCTTTTCTGTTCATTGTAATCCTTGAAATTTAAGAATCTCTGCTCTCATAAGTTTTTAGTCATAGCTTTCTCCAAGGCGGAGAGTGAGCGGATTGCTTCAAATTCAGTTTGCAAAGCGTTATACCGAACTTGCGATTTTAAAGACCTCTCCCGACTCGCCCTAAGTTCCTCTAGGAACATCGTGTACACATCATCTGCCTCCGCTATGAACCGAATCTTCCATTCTGAGGCGTTTTCTTTCTTCTCCTTGAAAGATTTAGCCACCTCCATCATTCTCTTCGCTAATACGGCCTTTTTCATGTCTTCCTTGAATTCTAAATCTGCCTTGTCTTCAGCGTACTTTTCTCCGGCTTTTTGAATATCATGCGGAAGATCGCGGAGCCGTTGTTGAATATCAGCTATTTCCATCTTCTTTAGAAAGAGTTTGTTGGACATCTTTTTGTGCTAACCAGTTCACCTGGCCGCACTCACAGTTCAAGCGGAATTTCGCACCGTAAGCTGTAGCCTTACTAAGCTCAGTAGCTAATCCTTCGAGACCGCATTTCTTACAAGAAGCTTTGTATTCAACAGCCGGATAGTCAAGCGAAGGCATATCATCTTGCACTGGGGTACGATTTTTTGCTTTGTTGATCTCATCTACCGAAGCAATAGAGTCAATAACTCCTATTCCCATAAAGGCGAGACATCTTCCCACAGCCGAAGTTTCCGCATTTTCTAGAGCTGAGGTTTTGTTCACCGTGCCAGTCCCACTGATTTCCTGAGCGAAGCCGGTAAAGAACCTCCCACCAAGACCATCTGGGTAGGCCGTGGCCTTAATTACGATCATATCGCCTTCCCATTTAGCTATTTCAGTCTGAATACAGCCTTGCGGATAAGTCTCATTAAAAAAGATCACGCGATCGGCCACAAGGACATATTGTTTCCCTCCTTGTACTTTAATCGCCTTTGATTTTAGAGACTTGTCGGGAGAATCTGACATAGAGAGGAAAAAGAAAGAAAAATTTAATCACTATATCGTTTTACGTCTTCCCTTTGCTCAGACAGGAGATCATTTCTCCAGTCAGATACTTCTTGTTGATAATCGATAAACCATTGCTGGATTTGGTCTTCGCTCATTTTTCACCAAATAAAAAAGTTTCAATTACCCACAAAAAGCAATCTTTCCATTCTTTCCAGTTTTGAGGAGTACGTCGATATAATTCCCCGGAAAAGTTAAAATCATCAAAAAAAGTTATAAAAATAGCAGCAATTAAAATGGCCGGGGAAAACAAAACACAGAGAATTATACGGAAAATCATTTTAAATCTAAGGTATGAATTCATAGGTTTTACATTAAAGACTTGAAAAGAGGTCATTTGGAGGAAAGTAAATCGTAGGTCCACATTAAAAATATCCAAACACACGCACTTAAAGCACTGCGCGCAAAGAATCCTCCAATTCCCCCTTCTCCTAAAAAATCTTTAATAAATAGTATATAAAAAATAGTTACATTTCCTAATAGACTATAGAGCCAACTTTTTCCAGAGGAACTCATGTCTTAAAAATAAAGGCGTAAAGCAATACTCAAATACGCATAAATGATAGGTACTAAGAGCAATCCCAGCAGAGCCAATGAAAAACGAAGAGTTTGCATAAATATTAATTATAACTTAATAAATTTAATAAGCATTAAAATATAGTTAAAACTATTGACTAAGTAATGTGTACGTGAGTAGAATTAAGATACATTAAAAGTTCCTTAACACCCCAGGCTCTCAAGTTTCTCTAGAATAGCCAGTCGTCCGAATTCACTTTGTGAAATGGAACGAAGCTTCTTACAAGCTTTTACAATCCTGAGTCGGTCGTCGTCATAGAGTCCGATCCAAGTT